AGGGACTGGTGTTAAAACGACCTTGATCTCAGCAGGAAAATTCAAAGTAGAGGGCAATCCCTACAGTCCGCTTGATGCAGATGCTCAGTCCTTCATGCAATCTCGTGTAGATGACTACTACGCCGCATTCACAAAAGCTGTCGCTCGTGGTCGAGGTGTCTCGATTAATCAGGTGCGTGACAGCATGGGGCAAGGACGTGTAATTGGAGCCGAATCCGCATTGGCACAGAACATGGTTGATGGTGTTGCGACGCTTGACGATGTTCTTAAAAAAATGCGTCGTGATGCAAAGCAAACGATCAAACCCGGTGCTTCGCGAATTAGACAAGCAAGAGAGTTTCTAGCACTAATGTAATGCAATACAGGTGTGGCTCCGTAGAGTCATACCGAATCAACGAATGACCCGTAGGTCACTACCCGCTTTATCAATTTAATCCGTCACACCAAAAGGTGTCAGACGGATTTTTTTTTATTTTTGGAGAATCCACATGAGTAAGCAACTCCGCGAGCTACAGGCTCGCAAAGCTGGCCTCATCAAAGAAGCACGTGCACTCACTGATCATGCAGCGTCTGAAAATCGTGACATGAATGATGACGAAACGGCAGCCTTTGATGCGATGAAACACCGAATCGATGCAACTTCGTCAGCTATTGATCGAGAGTCCGCACTAATTGCCGAAGAAGCCCAGATGGCAATGACAGCTGGTATATCTACAAATAATTTCATCACTGTTACCGACAACCGCGAAGCCGATCCAAAACATGGTTTCAAGACAGTCGGAGAGTTTATGCAGGCAGTTTTTCAGGCTGAAAAGCCCGGCAAGTCTGTAGATGATCGATTGCTTATTGGCGGTGGACGTGGGGCCGCTGCACCTGCTGCGTATGGTAATGAAGCTTCAGGTCAGGACGGTGGTTTCCTGGTGCCGCCAGAGTTCTCGCAGCAAATATTCCGGTTGTCTTTGGGCGAGGATTCGCTGCTTCCGCTTACCGACAATGTCGAGATCAGTGGAAATAGCATGGCTTTTCCTAAGGATGAGACGACCCCTTGGGGAACGAATGGTATTCGGGCTTATTGGCAAGGAGAGGCTTCTTCAGCTAGTGCGACCAAACCGGTACTCGGACTTTCTACCCTACGCCTCAAAAAACTCATGGCACTGGTACCCACCACTGATGAGCTACTTGATGACGCTAATGCACTCACTAGCTATCTTCCAGAGAAAGTCGCGGATTCAATTCGATGGAAAACAAACGAATCTATTCTGTTCGGATCTGGTAATGGTGTACCAGTTGGAGCGCTGACTGCAGGTGCCACCGTCACTGTTGCTAAGGAGTCGGGGCAGGTAACCCAGACTTTGCTACCGCAAAACCTTGCGAAGATGATTTCACGATTGCCAACCGGCAGTTTTGCTAAGTCGGTGTGGATCATCAATAACGATGTGTTGCCGGCGCTATTTACTCTGACCCTCGGTAATTATCCGATCTATCTGCCTAATGGACTGAATGTAGGTGGTATCCAAGTCTCGCCATATGGAACGCTTCTGGGACGCCCAGTGTTCGTTTCGCAGCATGCAAATTCATTCTCCAGTCAAGGCGATGTGCTGTTAGTTGATTTGTCTTATTACCAAACGATCACCAAGGCTGGCGGCATGCAGACAGCGACTTCGATGCACCTTTATTTTGATGCAGATCTGACGGCATTCCGAACCACCTTCCGCATGGACGGGCAGTCAAAGCTTGCTGCGCCTATTACACCTGCCAAGGGTACTGCGTCGATGTCCCCGTTTATTCAACTGGGTGCGCGTTGATCGCCCCAAGACTTAAGGAGAATAACTATGTTTCCAAATGCAAAGGGTAGCGAATTAGTCGCGATCCTCGCCACGCTGGATCCTTCAAGCCAGGCAGCTGGCACGGTCTCTACCGGATGGATTTCATCAGGCAATCATCACAGCCTGTTAGCGGTCATTCAGACTGGAGTACTTGGGACGGGAGCTACTGTCGATGCCAAACTTCAACAGGCAATCGATGCGACTGGTGCGAGTGCAAAAGATATCAGTGCTAAGGCGATCACGCAGATAGTCAAAGCGACCGGTGATAACAAGCAAGTACTCATTAATGTCAGGCCCGAAGACTTGGACATTACCAATGGGTTTGGCTTTGTTCGGCTGTCATTGACTGTGGGCGTTGCTGCGAGTTTAACTTCTGCACAGATTCTTGGAATTACGCCACGAGTTCTACCAGCAGACACCGCTAATCAGTCAGCAGTGGTGCAGATCGTCTAAGCGATGGCAATGCAAATCGTCACACCACCCTCAGAGGAGCCGGTGTCGCTTGCCGAAGCCAAGCTCCACTTGCGGGTGGATGGTGACGATGACGATGCGCTCATCAGCACACTCATCATTGCGGCTCGCCAGGCAGCAGAGACCCTTACCGGAAGGCAGATGATCACTGCACGATGGAAGCTCGTGCTGGATGCTTTTCCTGGGGCCGCAATGATGGGCGCTCACCATGCCGCATCATTTAGTTTTCCTAGCCACGCAATTGTGGTTTCAAAGTGCCCGGTTCAGTCTGTCGTGGGTATCCAGTATCTCGACATGAATGGGAGCATTCAAACGTTATCCCCAGCTGACTATGTGGTGGATGCAGCGTGTGAACCTGCACGTATCACACCTGTATTTGGTAAGACGTGGCCACCAACCTTGCCGCAGATTGGTTCGGTCACCGTGATGTTCGATGCTGGATATGGCGCCGCAGCGGTGGTTCCTGCGGGCATTAAGAGTTGGATCAAGCTGCGAATTGGCAGTCTCTATGCGCATCGGGAAGAGATGTCGGTCTTAATGCGTGGTCGCATCGATCCTTTGCCGTTTGTGGACGGCTTGCTTGATCCTTACCGAGTTGCTTGGGTATGACAGTTGTGTCCGCTGGCCAGTTGATTCATCGAATTGCTTTGCAACGCGCAACAACTACGATCGATGCGCTCGGTGCTCCTTCGCGTACTTGGCTGCCGGTCAAAACCGTATGGGCCAGCATCACCCCGATCTCTGCACGCAATCTCATTGTTGCGCAACGTATTTCGACAGAAATCACGCATGAAATAACGGTGCGTTATCTGCCTCTTTTTTCTGACTTGCGGGATCTGTCGAATTACCGAGCGATGTATAAGAATCGGATATTCAAAATACACGGTGGTATTAACGAGGATGAGAAAAAAGTTATTGTCACTCTCTATGCATCAGAAGGAATCGATGATGGCTAAGTTTGAACGCATGCAGATAAAGGGTGCGGCAGAGTTAGTGAAACTATTAAACCAGTTACCCGCGCGTGTAGCAAAAAATGGACTTCGTAATGCCGTGTATGTTGGCGCGAAGGTGGTACGTGATGAGGCTAAATCTCGCGCACCGAAAGCCGCTGAAGCTATTCCCAATCAGCCACCACCCGGTACCTTGAAGCGTTCCGTCATCATGAAGCATATTCCTGAGCTATCGAGCCTGACCCGTCAGACATTCTTTGTCACAGTTCGTCACGGAAAGAAGTATCGCCTGCAAGGAAAAAAGAAAAATCTCTCACAGGATGCCTGGTACTGGCGCTTCATTGAGTTCGGTACGACCAAGATGGCCGCCCGTCCTTTTTTGCGTCCAGCGCTCGAAAATAAACGGCAAGAAGCGGTGACTGCGATTACGACGCGACTGGCTGAAAGAATAGAAGTCGAAGCGAAGAAGCTCGCAAATATTTAATGCAAGAATTTTATCAAGCGATCAAGCACTTGGCGCAAACCAGAGTGTTTGCATTAATCGCACCAAGCGAGACCATCTTTCCCTGCATCGTCTATACCCCAGTGGCTACTGAACAAGTCATTGGCATTAATGGTTTGCATGGTGTCGTGCGAATACGCATGCAAGTTGATGCGTATGCCAAAACATTACAAGCTGCCAATCAACTTCAGGATGAAGTGTTGGGATCTGTGATGGCGGTAATCGATACGGTCTCAGATGTGCGAATGGTCAATAGTGGATTTGATGAAGAAGCACGTATTTACCGAATCACTGTTGACTATACCTACCTCCATTAACTGTTTCAAATTTAGGCCCAACAGGGCAGCTCATCGATAGGAGAATATTCATGCCAAGTACAGCCATTATTGCTCAAGGCATCACGATTGCCCGAATGGGCACTACTGCTTTTGAGACGATACCGAACGTCGTTTCCTTTCAAGGCCCGGGTGGACAGGCACAAGTCATTGATGTGACAAACCTGTCCTCAACGGCAAAAGAAAAACGCATGGGACTGAGAGACGAGGGCTCACTTTCCTTGTCCTTACATTTTGATCCAGACAATGCAGTTCACGATGGGCTCCGGTCCGATCGTGCCAACAGAACACGACAGCAGTTTCGTATCACTTTTACTGACACCATCCCTACTGTCTGGACGTTTTACGGGTATGTCACCCAGTTCAGTGTTCAAGGTGGTGTGGATGCTGTCGTTGAAGCGTCGGTGACGATTGAGATCGATGGCGATATCACGGAGGCGTAAGAACATGAATCTGCTTAACAAAGAAAATATTCTCGCTGCAAATG